GGCTCGCCGGTAAGCGCTGCCGCGAGAAAGCCATCCTGACGGAGAAGGAAAAGGCTCCGGTACTCCTGCACCATCCGGCTCAGGTCCCAGCGGGACAGCCCTTGACCGTGCTGCTCGACGTAGCGCAGCAGCTCGTCGGCGACGTGCCGGGGCGCGTAGTGCTGGGGGAGGTAGGGCAGGATCGCGAAGTAGCGCCGCAGCCGCTCGGCCTGCTCAGGCGACACGCTGCGCCCCTCGGGGATGGCTTCAACAGGCAGCCCGGCCCCCAGCAGCAGCGCGCCGAACTCGTCCAGGCCCGCCAGCGCGTCACGGGTAGCGGCGAGCGCATCGGGGGGAGGACGGCTCGCGCACGCGACCGGGCCGGACGCGAGCAACGCCAGCGCTGCAAACAAGCTCAGCGGGGCATGAACCGAAAGGCAGGCAACACGAATCCACTTCCGAAGCGAACGCGGCTCGCTCGGCACGGGGCACCTCCAGCACAGTGGTTGGTAAGACGAATTTGCGCCCGGATAGGTAACACAGTCATGTGAGCAGGGGAAGCCCGGGACTACCGAATAGGTCGGAAACAAATATTACAGAGATTGCGCGTTTAGGCCCGAATCGGGGAAATCGGGACATATTTGTTCCCCGCATATTCCGGCCACTGTGCGCGGCGTGTGTCCTTACAGGACTCGGCACGGCGCGGGGCTGCTGTGTTCTCACGCGCAGAGGTTTGGGATGGCCTGTGATTACCGGGCCGGGCCTACGAGCGGTGGGGCACGGTGAAGGGTGCCAGGTATGACGCGGGCTCCAGAACGCGGCAGCAGCGAAGGCAGGCGAGCTGCGGCAGCTCCGGCCACGGAAGGCGTCAGTGAGGCAGCCTTGAGAATTGGAAGCGCATCCGCCGCGCGAGCCGAGGGTGCAAGGCGGCACGCACAGGGACGGAAGGCGTCGAAGGCGCCAGCAACCCGAGCGCTGTCCCCCTTGCTCGGATGCCGCGCATATCGCGGGAGCTGCGGCAGCGTGTGTCATGGCGGGCACCAGCAACGCGGCATCGGACGCGACGGTATCTTGAGAGCGGCAGCCACTGAGGCGAGACAGCGCTTTCAGCCGGGCACCTTGGGACGGTGGGGCAGCAAGGGGGGCAGCAGCTAAGCGGGCGGGCAGGCCGGAGGTTGCCGGCTCCTTAGTTGGGGCTTGCCGGTGACGTGCTATAGAGCGGACGCGCCCGTGCCACGTCGAAAACGAACCACATGGGCGCAAACAAATAGGCCCACAGGGAGAAAATCTTGAAACGATTGCTGTTCGTCTTTTCGTTGCTGCTGATGATCACTGGTTGTGAGTCGGAGGCAGAGAAGGCGCGGAAGCTGGCCGAGGAGCAGGCCCGCGCTGAGCGTGTGCTTTTTGAGCAGCGGCGGGCCGAAGTTCTCGCGGCGCCTGGGCGTTTCCTCCAGACCAGCGACTTCGCCTACTACGACAAGGGCATCATCAACTCCTATCGTCAGCTTACCGGGGTTACAGTCTCGAACCGTGCGGCTGTGCCGATTCGGCTGAGCAAGGGCCGCATCGTGTGGCTGAGCGACAGCGAGGAGGAGATCGGGACTTCCCCGCTCACGTTTAGCGGGACGCTCGCCCCCGGTGCGGAGATGAAGTTTTCCACTGCTGCGGGCAACCTCACGAGCGGCACCATTCAAGGGCGCGCGACCAAGGTAAAGATTGAATTTACCGAGGTCGATGTCATCGCAGCGGCGCAACTCTAGGTTAGATGCCGGGAGGATGGCATGGCTTACTTCAAAGTCCATCTGGACTACGAAACAGCCGAGCACGTAGGTGCTATTGGCACATTTCAAGTCATCTCCATTACCGATGACAACGAAAATGATCACACGAGTCTTGTTGACCAAGGAAAGCACTATCACTCCCTGGAAAGCCTCGCGTCAGACATCGCCAAGGCTCTCGGCATACCAGCCAAAGATGTTGACCTAGACGAAGTCTAGGATGGTGTTAAGTAGGGGCGAGCCAACCGGGGGACATTCACATCCCCCGTGTTGTCCTCTTCGCAAGCGGTGAGCCGCTCGGCACGAAGCGGCAACCAATCTCGGGCGCGGTGAAAACCCCCGGGCACGGCGTGGGCTTTCGGAGCCGGTGAAGAATGCCAAGTCCTGCGAGCGGATGCTTAGGCTCGTAAAGGGCGCCAGCATCCACACGCCATCGCAGCAGCACAACGCTAGGCGCTACACCGCGAAGCTCGGGCCAGCCGTAGCCACCAGCGGCGGCGACCACTCTTCGGGAGAAATGCCGCACGACCCAGCAGCTCGGGCGTGGTGGAGCTGCCAGCAGCGCGGCTGCATACGCTTGGGCGCCTGGGGAGGACTCGGGCCAACGTGGAACACGCCAGCGCTGCCGCAGGCACCAGCAGTTCGGGCCGGTAGGCGGCACCGGGGAGAAGCAGCCACGGTGCGAACGGGGGGCCGTAGAGGGCTCCAGTAGCGCCACAGCCGCTTCCGTGGGGCTCGAGTTCACCCGGACGCGAGAAACAGCACGGCGGGCCTCTGGTGGGCTCCAGGAGGGGGACGGCTGGCGAGGCCCTGGGGTCCATCGGCACGGGGGCACGAGCAGGGTTTAGCGGGGCCGTGGAGGGCTCCAGGAGCGCCGCAGCCGGTACGCCGGGGGCCCGTGTTCCACCTGGACGCGAGAAACGGCACGGCGGGCCTCTGGCTGGCTCCAGGACCGCCGCAGCCGATGCCTCGGGACTCCTGGGGGCGGGGAGCACGAGAAACGGCGCGGCGGTCCTGCGGCGGGCTCCAGGGGGACAACAACCGGCGCGCGGAGTTGTGGGAAGGCACCTGGACGCTAGCAGCGTCACGGGGGGCGTGGAGCGTGCGATTAAATGCCGGGCTCCACTAGCCACGAGCAAGCGGGCCTCGTCGTCTACGGGGCGTCGGGGCCCGTGCATGTGCCCGTCTCCTGGGCTCGATGCCAGACGTGACCGTGCATCAGGCGGAGCTTGCCGCGCTTGCTTAGTAGTTGATCGAGCTGAACGCCTTCGGCTGGCGCAGCTTGAAGTCGCCCTTCACGATTGCGCGGATGGTCGTCTCGTCGTGCTCGGCGCGGGTGTCGTGCTCGGAGAGGATCAGATCCTCGTCGATCCCGTAGATGTACTGCTTCCAGTCCGCCGAGAAGACGATCTTCGTCACGGGGACGCGCGTCGTCATCACGAAGGGGAAGCCCCGGATGGTGCCCTTGTCGAGCATCTCCTGACGGAAGATGAAGATGCCCGTGTCCTTGATCTGCATCAGCGCGGTCGCCCGGGTCGGGTGAATGACCCACGCCGGAGTGCCCATCCGCACATGCGCCGTCAAAGGCAGCTCGACAGCCTTGTCGATGTCGGCCAGGTAGGCCGCGGCGGTCGTGCCCGTGCTCGCGAAGACCTGAGCGGGGTCGAGCTGCGCGAAGAGCCCCTTCGGAGCCGCGCCCGTGCCGTCACCGTTGAAGCCCGCTTCGTCGAGACCATCGGCCACGGTGGCGCGCAGATCCTCGCCAACGCCAGCATCGCCAACGCCCGGCGTGCGCAGCAGGTCGTTGCTGACGTCGGTGAGGACCATCCCCTTGTGCGCCTTGAGCACGAGCTTCCCGAACTTCGGCGCGCTCCTCGGGACAGTCTCCCCCTCGCCAACCCACTTGAAGACAGAAGTCCCCGTCTGCCTGCCCATGTGCAACTCGCCCTTGAACGGTTGGGTTCGCACGCCGAGCTTGAGCAGGGCCGCCTCGGGTCGCAGGAACTCGATCACCTCGCCGCTCTGCTGGACGGGCACGAGCACGCCCGCCGAGTCGAACTTGCTGAGCTGAACCGCCTTCTGCACGTCGGCATTGCCGAAGCGCTTTGCCGCGTTGATCAGCTCGGACGTGCCCATGTGGCGACCCACGGCGAGGACGCTCTTCGTGAACGCGCCAAAGTTCGCGGCGCTCGCGTAGACGCTGCCCTCGCGCGTCGCCCTGCCTGTACCAATGCGTCCGGGGGCGCTTCGGGAGGCGGCATCGACCAACTCCCGCGCGACCTCCGGACCAAGCGCCTTGACCATCTCTGCGATTTGCTGACGATTCATCTTTTTACACTCCTCGGATGTGTTGCTTGAACGCCTCGACGAATTGCTTCGCGGCCTCGGGCGCGTCGAAGTTCTTCGGCTTGGTTTTGTCCTCGTCGTCTTCCGTTGGCGTATCGTCAGACGACGGCTCGCCCGGCTCGGGCTTGCTCTCGTTAGCGGGGGCTTGTTCACCCGCGTCAGGCTTCGTGACCTCGTCGCCCGTCGGCACGTCATCGCCGCGCTCGGCGAGCAGCTCGACCACACGCTGCGCGATGCGCTCGATCAGCTCATCGGGGTTGTCACCGAAAGACCGGGCACGCAGCGCTCGCGCGTTGCCGGGGATTGTGACGACAGACACCTCAAGCAATTCTTGAGCGTCACAATCAAAGCCGCCCCGGTCGTTCTGCCGGTACTGCCCCGGAAGCATGAGGTAGCGAACGGAGACAGCATTGAGGATGCCCTTCGCGACCTTGCGCTCGACGCGCTTTGCGAAGTCATCCTCATCGTCGAATTCAACATCCACCATGAGCGCGTCGTTCTGGACGTAGACGCGCCCCTTTCCGATTGGCAGCGGCGGCTGTGCGCCCGTCTGCGCGGCCTGCGCGCCGTCGTCGTGGTTGTAGAGAACAACGCCGTTCTGATTGTAGGCGTCAACGCGCCAGCCTTTGACGCTCAGCCGGTCCTGATAGCGGTCGAAGCCGCCGTCACTCGCCTTGAAGGTGTAGACACGTTGACCGCTCCCAGCCTCGACGGCGGTTAGCGCAGCCGCATCCTTCCGAACGGCTGCAAGCTGAAGAGAGCGTGTGATCGCGTTGGGCATCGCTCCCGTTAAATGGGTGCGGTTTTTGTCTGTGGCTCATTCGCCGCTGGCGGCGTCGGCGCTCACTTCTGCCGAGCTGCCTGCGGAAAGCGTCGGAGTCTGTTGGGGCGCGCTTGGTTGCTGGCCGGGCAAAAGCCGGGCAGTGGAGCCACCAGACGCGAGAGACAGCACGGCGGGCCTGTGGAGGGGCTCCAGGAGCGCGGCAGCCGACGCTCGGGCGAGTGCGGTGCCAAGGGTGGGCAGCGGCACCTCGGGACCGTGGAGCGTGGCGGGGTGTGCCTGCTCAGCCCGTAGCCGACGCAGCGGCATCCAGCCGGTTACGGGGGTCGTTTCGCCTAGTCGGCGGTTTCACGTAAATACCATCGACCGGCCACCCCAAAATGGGACGAGACGCGCGCGGGCGCGGCCTCATGGTGAATGCATTCAGGATTCAGGCTCCGCCGTGAACACATCGCCACGGGCCCGTGAGATTTTTTGGAAATTTTCTGAGCGTGTGCGACCTCCGAGCAAGGTTCCAAGTGACGGCGCTCCGGAAATCCGAACCGGGGGGGAGTGTCTCCAGGCAGCCCCCCGCTAGAGCGAGCGATTAAACGCCGTGCTCCGCTTGCCGGGGGGCGTCCTTCCAGGCGCGGCACCCGAAGGGAACCGCTAGCACTGGCACGCGGTCAAGCCGTCAAGACCTGAATCTATAAACCCCATACGAAAAAGGTCGTGTAGTATAGGAGAATATATATACATATATGAGGTAGAAGGCTATGGAGGTTTAGGAAACCAGCTCAAAGTCGCATGACGTGAGCCACTTTTCCCCGGCGAGGCTGCCTGCCGTTCAAGGAACCAAGCCCCCAGACCCGGCAAGGTGTCACGCTGTCAAGCCGTCAAGCCTTGGATCTATAAACTCCTATAGAAAAAGCTGATGTAGGAGTAGGAGATGAGGGTATATGAACACACGCGAGGTATACGGCTATAGGATTGTTGGAACAGCTCAATTGACGCTTGACGCTTGACACCCGCCGTCCTGCCGCTGCCTGCCTGAGCCACGACAAGAATCCGCACCCATTTAGGCGTTGTGGAACAGCCTATCTTGTCGCCAGCCCCGAGCCTGCCGCCGTCCACCGGGTCGGATTCCAATGCACCTGAATTCCTGACCGTGGACGAAGCCGCCGTTCTCCTGCGCGTGAACCGGAAAACGCTCTATGAGTCGATCCGGCGCGGCGAGGTGCCGGGAGTTCTCCACATCGGTCGATCTGTCCGACTTCGCCGGAGCGTTCTGCTATCCTGGACGCCGGGTAACAGCAGTCCCGCGCTTGGAAAGAAACCATGAGCGTCAGACTGCGGAAGTGGAAGACCAAGGAGGGCAAGGTGCAAGAGGCGTGGTGGGTTGACGTGAAGTACCAGCACCCGAGCGGGAGGGTTGAGCGCGTGCGCAAGGCATCGCCTATCAACACTCGCCGGGGCGCTGAGGAATACGAGCGTCAGATCCGGCACGCACTC